GTCACTAAAAATAGCAGACATATCGTACATTGGAGTACTCTTACTAATAATAGCATACTTTTCTTTTAGGAAGTATCTACCAGTATTTTTAATTTTAAAATCAACAAACTCTGTATCCGCATACGGTATGTGGCGCTCAACAATGCTTGATTTAAATGTTTTTTCTTTTACGTAAAAAGGAGTTTCCTCGTCTTTTACATTTTGAATCGTAACATCAATTTCTTTATTTATAAACCACGGTATATAAAATTTATACGTAGGCTTAAAGCATTCATTATTTTCAAAACTATTTGCAGAAGGATAAAACTGCCTTTGATTACACTTATCTAAAGCATACAGGGTGTCATTTCCTTTATCTTCAACCCAAATCTCAGCGTGAGTTCTCTGCCTAAAAGTAACTAAATTATTATTAATGCTTAATATTTGTGGTCTTGGATATAAACTAAATGCATACCTATTTATTGGATTTAAAATGCTCTTAATACCGTCCATATATCCAGAATCATATCTTGCCCAATGATCTGGCATTTTTGACTGACGAACTATTGTAGAAAAAGACAAGTTTTCAGAATTGATCCACCACTCAGATCCTGAAATATAGTTCTTGCTTTTTATCATTTTATCCTTATTCTAGAATTACTAACACAATAATTATACACCAATCTGGCTGCCCCACCAGGTCTCGATCCTGGGACATCCGAATTAACAGTTCGGCACTCTACCAACTGAGTTATAGGGCAATATGGGCAGTTTTTGTCATACCCAGGACAACTGCTTAGTTCTTGCTAAATACTCCTCTATTTGCTAACTGACCGTTAGCCATCTGAGTAACAGGAACCTTTGCAAGAGAATTAATGTACTCTTGAAATGTTGCAAATGTATTCTTATTAACATATGACGATGCTGCAACTGCTGTTGCTACAGAAGTTCCAAATGCATCTGTTGATGAACCATTGTACTTGGTGATACTAACTCTTCCACGAGCAACCATATCAAGGCCTGCTCCTGTGTTTGTTGATCCATCAAGTTGTGTTTCATTTGCTAATGACCCAACACCGATAACTCCTGGAACACATGCTGGAAATCCAACCAATGTATTTAGCCCATCATTTCCAGTAGCAACAAATGTAGGAATATTCTTTGCATTTAACTGTGATACTTGATTTGTGAATGAACTCAAAATTGATGAATCAGTGCAACCAATATGCCATGATCTTGCTCTTGTTCTGAGGTCAGTATTGATACCAGACTGACTGATAGAGATAGCGTCAATACTGTACTTGGATGCATTGCTGTTAACCCAATTTAAAGCACTAAGAATAGTTGAGCCATTAAACGGAGTTGATGAATTTCCAAGAGATGAAACATTGTGAACTCGAATAAACACAATCTTAGTGTTTGGTTCAGTTACAAGTGCTGACTTTACCATCGTGTCTCCGTGAAAGGTTGGACTATTTAGGTTAAAGTTAGAACTGTTTGGCTGTAAAGGCCACGGTGCAGATGCTGCTCCAGGACCCTCCATAAACAGTTCTCCGTTAGGGCAGGACATGTTCTGAGAAAAGATTGCTGACTTTACTGTGGTAAAGCAAACTTCGTGAATAATTGATGGGAAGTTTTTAGAGTTAATAGCGGTATCAATAATTACTAGAACCTTTTGGTCTTGTGCTTGTGATGGTTGCATTGCTGTAAATGCAATTGCAATTGATAGTAGTGCTACTAGGATTTTCTTCATTATTTTTCTCCTTGTTATTATTGTTGTTTGATTTTTAAAACTACTTGGCATGGGTCTCCGCCTTCTTCCCACTCTGATGCTTCTTCGTCTGTCATGTAGGGATCTCCTTCATGAGTGTTGCAGAATGGCTCTGTGATCCATCCCCGCTCAATTCCATTTTCAAGCCATATCTCAAACTCATCAAAGTCTGACTCTATATTCTGAATGTCCTTTAGGATCTCTTCAAATTCTTCGTTCATATTATAAGTATACCCTTAAGCGCTTATGATGTCAACTGGGCCCATGCATGCTGGGTTAAATTTAATTGCTGCAGATACTGCTTGCTGTACTCTATTCCTTGCATTTTTTTGCTTATCTGTTGCATACATAACTCCATATGCATACTCTGATCCAGAGCCAATAGAAATATATGGCAATGAATACTTAGACAAAGACATGTCTCCAGAACTATGTTCATATATTTCACCACGAATACCAATGATTAAACTAAATTCTCCATCTTTTGATGTGTCAACCCAGAACTCGTTATAAAATTCACGAAGTTCTTTTACAAACCTTGTCTGCATAAATTTATCTGTGTCTTTAATGTTTGGTGCTGTTGGCTTAAAGTTGTGCTTCATTCTTTCGCCATCCATGGAACCTGCATATCCAATTAGGTACGGTCCAACTTTCCAAATTTTTGAGGAGTCAAGAGAAAGAATGACACCATCATCAGATGCTCCACGATCTCCAGCCATATAAACTTTGTCTTCATGGCGCAGAGCAACAATACAAGTCATGACAAAACCCTCTCTAGATAGGTAACACTTAAGTATACCATTACCCAGAGAGGGCTGTCAACTATAACCTACAATGACTAATTAGCCTTTTTGTCTACAGTCTTAAATGCATCATTTATTTCTGCGATTGTAAGTTTGCCATCGTCCAAAAAAGCCCTTGCCAGTCTTTCAATAACTGTTGCTACGCCTAACAAACCTGCAAGCATAACTGCCTGAACTGTGTCAATTCCTACTACTGCTCCAGCACCAAGTACTGATAGACCAGAAGCAGCGAACACTGCTACGATACGCATCAAAACATTTGTCAAAGCCTTTTGTGGATGCTCCTTCTTAGGGGCCTCTACTACCTTTTTTCTTGTCGCCATTTTAGTCCTCCTTTCTTAGTGGGATTGTGATTAGCCATACTACTGTTGTTGCAAGTACTGCAATACCAACAATATCTCTTGCTGATCCCGTCAAAGTTAGCCATGCGATGAAGAAGCCAAGGAGAGTAAAGGCCTGTGCGATTACTTCCACCCCTGCATCTTTTAGCCATGTGAAGAATCCCTTCACAACCTTTTTGATTATTTTCATATTACCTCCTCATCCCGATCATTACGTTTGCAATCTGTGAAACAATGATTACTGGGATAATGACTTCCTGGGCTTTTTCTCTCTGATCATCTGTCATGTCCATACCCAACTCAGAGAAATTGGATAGGAGTTCTAGTGGGTCCACATTGAATAATGCTCCAAGTGGGTCTGCTAAGAATGCTTCTGTTTGTACTTCTGTTACTGCATCTGCTAATGTAAATGGCATTGGGGTTTCTCCTGCATCCCCTGCTCTTTCTGCGAACTCAACAAATGCTGAAGCAAGTGCTGGGTTATCTTTCATCTGCTCAGCAATCTGTGCAACTTCTGATGCCTTGATACCAAGGTCTTCTGCAACCTCAGCCTTTGCCTCTTGTGTTAACGACTTAAGTGTCTGACTAACTGCTGCTACTTGCTCTGGTGAAAGTTTAACTAATTTGTTATCCTTGCTTGTAAGGTTAGCAATAACTCCAGATAAATCTTCTGCTGTTCCTGTACCCTTTTCAGGAATAAGTTCAGCCAACTCTTCATCTTCTATTTCAGGATTAGTTGTTGGTTCTGGTGTTGGTTCTGGCAATGGCTCTGGGGAAGGCTCAACTGTAGGCTCTGGTTCAGGAGCAGGTGTTGGTTCTGGCTCTACAGTAGGTTCTGGATCAGGAGTTGGCTCAGGTTCAGGCTTATCTGTAGGCGGTGCCTCTGGAGTTGGGTCTGGGCTTGCTACAGGTGTTGGTGGTGCTTCTTTAGTAGGTTCAGGTGATGGTGCTGGGCTTGGTGCTACTGAGGGTTCTGGAGTAGGCTGTGGCTGTGGCATATTTGCAAGGGCAGTAGCAATAGCAGCATTGATTCTTTGCTTCTCTTCAAAATCCCATTGAGCAATATACTCTTCTTCAGCAGCAGTAATTGCATCATTCATATCTTCAATAGCGTTATTATAGTTTTGAATGGCACTATCTTTTGCTGCTAATGTCAAGTCAGTGTTTAATTGTGCAATCTCATATGCAGTCTCTGCAGCATCTTTTTCATCCTGTGCCAATTCTAAATCATTCTGTAGACTAGTTAATGTTGCAGAACCCTGTGTATGTGCAAGTGATCTGCTGTTATATTCTTGTTGCGCTGCATTCCTTGTTGCAAGTGCTTCGTTATAATCATTTATCTGCTGCTGAGTTGGTCCTGATCCAGAAGAAAATGTATTGAGATTACAACTAAAGTTTTGTCCCCATACTCTTGGGTTTCCAGCATAGTCACATCCTGCTCCAGTCATTCCACCAGGAATTGTCCAGCCAAGATGATAGGACCCTGGGCCTCCTCCGTTATACCACCATATCTCTACATCTAAAGTCTTGTCTTCGCTTACATCATATGTTGGAGACCAAGCACTCCATCTTGCTCCCTGCTCTACCCAGTTGTTAACTGCAAGGTTTCCATTAATAAACATTCTAAAACCGTCATCTGTGTATCCTGCAAATGCTACTGTTGTAAACCATGATGGAACTGTTATCTGTCCAGTAAACTTAACAATTATATTTTCATACCTATTACCGCAAACTGGTAGGTTCATAGAACTTGAATTCCAAGTACCAGAACAAACTACACCACTTGGAGTTGCTATACTTGGCCATGTTCTGGTAAGGTTATAAACAGTATACTGAAGCCCTGTTCCACTAGCAGATTGCATGTTTGACTGTGTGGTTTGAAGATTAATATTGGCTATGTTAAGTGCTTCTTGGGCAGCGTTCTTTTCATTAAGGGCTATCTCTACTGTGGCTGTTTGACCATCTACTGCTGACTGGGCTGTGGATATGTTGAATATTTTTTCATCAAGCGTGGATAGGGCGTTGGCTTCTGTCTCTACTGCTTCATCATATGCTTCTTCTGCTGATATTTTATTATCCCTGGCAGTTACAGCATCATTATACTTCCCCTGTGCCACATCAATAAGGGATACCAACTCAGCACTATCATTAAGGTCTGAGACCTTCTCATTGAGGGCCTCTATCCTTTGGGCACCTACTGTTATAGGGTCGTCAGAATGAGCCTCTGTAGGGGCTATTAAAAGCCATCCAAAGGCCAATATTGTGGCTATCGCTATTCTTGATAATCGTTTTATTTGCCTTCCCCCTTGCAGACCTGATGTCTGATAGGATGATTATACCATTTTATTGCACAAAAAAGGGGCTACCATAATTGGCAACCCCTTTAATGTTGGACTAATTACTTAACAAGAGTAACTCGTGCCTTTGGATTCTTTGCATTCCATTGGCGAGCCAACTTGTTGAAAGCATCCTTAAGTGACTTGATTGCTGCAGCGTTATCTGCAGTCAACTTAGCAACGACTGCATCATGTGCAACCTTTGCATCAGCAAGTGCCTTGTCTGAAGCGACCTTTGCATCTGCTAGTGCCTTTGCTGAAGCAGCCTTCTCTGCTGCAAGTGCAGCATCTGAAGCGACCTTAGCAGCAGCAGCATCAGCAGCAGCCTTAACTACTGCAGCATCTGAGATTGCCTTAGCAGCAAGTGCTGCATCCTTAGCAGCCTTCTCAGCAGCAAGTTCTGATACTAGATCACGAACTGCAATCTCTGCGAATGGTGCAAGTGTTGGAGCAGTCAATCCTACTACTGGACCTGAAACAGCATCAGATGATGTTGTTGGTGCAAATGTAATAAGTGAGCGTGATCCTGTTGTTGGAAGAGTTGCCTTAAAGGTTGCTGTTCCAAAGTCTGTTAGTGTAGCACCAGTTGTTACTGTTGCTGTGTCTAGTACTGCTGTTGCAGCAAAGACTGTTGCTGTGATTGACTTGCCAGATACTCTGTTACCAAATGCATCTGTTGCAGTCACAACGATATCCTGCTTTGTTCCAGCAGCGCCAGAAGCAGGTGCTGCAACTGTTAGGTTGTTAATCTTTCCAGCAGTTCCCTGTACATAGTATGTCAGAGTTGTTCCACCGTTGTTGATTACAACTGTGCCAATTGCTGTTGTGCGTGTGTATACAAAAAATGTTGCAGTTGTTCCAGTACCTGTTGCAATTGTCAAAGATGATGATCCTGACGATGCTCCTACTGGTGCTGCTGATGTGTGTAGTGCAGATACGATTGTTGCGTTAGTTGCAGTTGCAGTTACTGATGTTCCTGTTGCTACTGTTGCTACAAAACGCAATGCATCTGCTGCATCAATTGTGTTGTCTTCTGGGACTGGCAGTGCAGCAGGTGTAGCAAGTACACCGTTAGTAGTATTCGCTGTTCCATTTAGCGATACTGCCACTGTCATTACTGTAGCATTTGCAGGTGCTACGGCGACCATGCCCAAAGTCATGGCTGCAACCACGGCTAGTGCGATTTTCTTGAATGAATTCATTCGGTATTTCTCCTTATTTTTATAGTGTTTTTAGTCTATCCAAATAGTCTTTTATCTCTTCTATTTGGCTAGGATTATATTGTATCACGTTCTCTGGTAGTTCGTCAACACGCTTAGGTCTATCTCTAAAAGTGTGGACCTCTACTTCAGTGTCTGTATTTTTAGGAGTATGAGATATAGCCCCAAAAATAGCACCACACACGGCATCGGCCAAGTCCTTTGACTTTTTTCGTGGGTGGTCAACTCTATCATTTTTCATAATCTTTAACTGTGTTAATTCGTCAAACAGCAAATCGATTGCTGGCATAGCAAGTCTTTCTTCGTATACAAGCATTGCCATGTCTTCATAGTGCTTTTTTGCAACAGAAACAGTATCAGTTTTCATTCCCACCTGTTTTAGTTCATTTTGAATATCAAAAGACTGCCAGCGGTCAAACGATACTACTCCGATATCAAACCCTATTCTTCTTAGGTTTTGAATCCATTGCTTTACTTCTGAAAGATTAACTGGTCCTTCAATCTTTGGCTCCCACCATGCTACTGCATCTACTACGACTATTGGTGCTACTTGTTCATAGTTATTGATTACTTGAATATTTACCCATTTTTCTACGTGAGCAATAGCAACAGCACACTTATCGTGCTTTTGTGCAAGGTCAGCGTGAACATAATATTTCTTTGTCGGGTCTGGCTTAAATGCTTCATCAAACCTTTTAAAGTTGTCTACTGGGTTTCTAAGTGTCATGCAAGATCTAACCTTTTCTGCTTGCTTAAAGAATGCATCAGAAGCAAAGGTTGGAACACAAGCAAAGCGCATCATTGCATCTCCAAGATCAGTCATGAAAGCAATCTTAAAGTCATCTATGCTTCTTGTAGGATTTACTTCCCATGTTGGACGCTTTAGAGCAAATACTCCAGGATACTTGTATGAAACGATTTGATCTTCATCCCACGAAATTTCAAACTTATTATCTGGATCAGTATCTGGAAGAATTGGGTTTATTATAAATTCGTGTGTGCGCTCAATAATTTCTTTTTCTGCAATGACAGAGTCATATCTTTCTGAAATAAAGTCACCTGGATATCTTGGAAATGAAAGCAAAACAACTTTGCCAAGGTCAGGAAAACGAGAGTCTACTGATCCACGGAAAGCCTTATAGATGTTATCAGCAGTTTTACCTTGCTCGTTTCCAGTTCCAACCTCAGAAGCAAAACCAGAAATCTCATCAAGAACTGCAAGCAACAAGTTCAAACCCTCATGAGACTCACGCTCTGAGTGGCCAGAATAAACTGTGATTGATTTATCAAACTCTACTGAGTCAGCCTTTGCGTTATATTTTCCAACAAACCAAGGGGACTTCTCAATCTTTGTTTTAAAACCTTTAAAGAAAACGTTCTTGGCCTGCTGAGCATTAATAGCAACGTTAATTAAATCAATAGCATCTCCAGAGGGCTTACCAAAATATTTTGCTGGGTCTTTTAAGCATAATAATTTATATACGATATATGAGCATGCTACGGTTGATGTAAAGTCTTTTCCAGATCCCTTGCCAAGTTGCAGAATGATTTCGTTCTTTGTGTACTTGTTGTAATACTGGGTTCCCTTTTCTTCACCCATAATGTTAATCAAATCTTCTTTACGATAGATCTGGCTCATTGCCTCAACAATATCATATTGAATATCTGACAATGGTGGTTGTCCAAGATACGTTTCACCCTCAACAAATGTTCTTGCATCTACTGGGGTTTCTTCAAAATGATCAGCCTGAAGTGCTTCAAGAAAATCATTGAACATCGTGGACAACTGTAATCACCTCATTTTCTTTTGCAAATGAAGACAGTCTTCGCATAATTTCATCACGAATCTGTGGGTATTCTGATGCAATATCCTTCAATATTCCTACAAGAACTTCCTGTCTGCGCTCAATTTCAATCATCTCTTCGGCAAGTTCTTTGTTTTCAAGAAGACCTGCCTTTTGCAGCATGTCAATTCTCTTTGACTCAATGTCCATAACAAGTTTGATAGCAGCCGTCTTTGCGCTAAGATTATTAGTCATAGATGCCTCATCAATAACCTCATATGTACGAGAGACTAGTTTGCTATAGTGTGTATCTGCTGCTGCAAGCGCTTCTTTAGCACGAGCACGTATAGCATCGTTAGCAGATGCCATAACCTTCCACTCGTTGATAAGTGTGACAACTTTTTGTCTTGGTATTGCAAGTTGCTTAGATATAACTGTTGGGTCATTACCCTTGAGATATTCTTCTACTACCTGGTTTACCTGGTCAAGATGTTTAACTAAATCATCTTCAGTTGACATACTTTCCCTCTAATCTATTTATTTCATCTTTAATGTAAAAGATTGCTTTCTCAAGATCCTGGATAGTCTTTGACTCATCCTTAAGACCTGCTCTCCATAGGTACTTGAAAGCATTTCCAATATTAAAATTACGATGACGAGTAATCTGAATACACTCAACTCCAGATGGGTCCGTTGTGTAGTGTGTTGGATGATTAACCTGATCAACAGTAATGTTCAAGTTCTCACTCATCATCTTCCTCCCAATCGAATTCGCCTGGCATATTTTTTAGTGTTGCTGTTGCATACGAAATACCAACCGCTGCCACTAGCGATATTACAAACAGAATATACTTAATCTTTTTCATCTCTTTGACTTCCTTAGTCCAAATTTAGCAAGGTATACATAAATTGTCTCTAGTGAGCATCCGCATTCCTTTGCAATTTCTTCTGGTGTTTTCTTATCCATAAGATATCTCTTACGCATAAAGGTTTCGCTTGTATATAGTTTAGCAGCCATGATATTATTTGTCAACTCCAATTGCTTTGCCCCAATTTTTTAATGACCAGTGACCTATACCGCAGGCATCTGCAACGTCATTATCTGTAATAGTTCTATCATAGATTGTATTGATAAACCTAATTGTTCTTTCCTTACGAAGATTTCTCTCATAAGTTTTATACCAGGACTCAGACTTTCCTGGGTTCTGTGATCTAATATATAATTGTTCGTCCTTTGATATCTTCTTGTTTCCAATATAATTTTGCCAGGTTATTGGAGAAACCTTTCCAATAATCTTTGTTCCTGTTTGGCCTGCTGATCCAAGGATTGCTCCCTGCACCAAAGCAAGATCTGCAGCAGTCTTAGGGCTATTCATAAATACTGTATGCTCAATAACTATCGCCTCAAAGCCACCATAGATATCAAAAAAGGCCTTTACTTTTTTGCCAGCATCCATAACCTTTTCATACACATCATTTCCTTCAAAATTAATTTTGCCAACAGATTCAAGTTCATCTCCAGAAAATAGAGCAAAGGCAAGACTGTTTGTGCTGGCATCAATAGCGCAAATCTTGTGTGGCTTTATCTCTAGCCCCCACTTATTTTTTACCATTTATCCTACCCTTTATATCTTTCATTGCCTTGGTTACTGCGTCTGGATTAATAGCGCATGAAGAGCAAACTGGATCATCATTGTATATTGATAGAGGAGAAGAGCAAGACTTACAGAGCCTTGTCTTCCCCCTTCTCTTTTGTCTTTTTGAGTGCAAATATCTTTCAGCAATTTTTTCTTTTGTTGCTAGATCTCTGCAATCTGCAGAACAGTATATTTGGTAAGATACTGACTGCATAAAACTTTTATCGCAAAATTTACAATTCTTCACCGAGAATCTCCAGAGGCGCTATTTTTAGTACGCCTGTACCTGCAGACTCACATGCTTTTTTAATTGGGCATGACTTGCATATCTTGGAGTTTGATCTATAGTTTTTTGTTGGCAGAGTTCTATCAACCCATGCCTTTCGAACTGACCTCATCCAATCAAATGCCTGGTCTACCCACCGACGGTAATGATCGTTTACATCTACTGGGATCAAAAGAAGTTCATGATTGTTTTTATTTTCATAAATCATAACACCCTTTGGTCTCTTTAGAATCTTCATATATATAAGCAACTGCATCAAGTGGCCGTTCTTAGCCTTTCCTGATGCCTTGCGGTACTCAAATCCCTCATTCATCATTGTTTTAATTTCACCAATGAGTTCTTCTCCCTGCCAATCAAGCATAACGTCACCGTATCCAAAGATAGGTGGGTCATCGTGCTTAATCTTAAACTCTGTTGTTTGCTCATTATTTTCATCACGATATATCTTTGCAACTCCAGAGTTCATCATCGCATTTTGAATTCTTGCGTGAGATAATGTTCCAGCAGTCATGTTTGCTGCAGCATACGCATCTGCATTATCCTCAAACATCTGACCATCAAAGGCAAGGTACCAATATCTTGCACACTCTCCATGCCCATATGCAATAGTAGATGGTGCAAAAGTTTTCTTTGTTGTGTGCTTGTCTACACGAGTAATCGTGTATCCTTCTTTAATCTTTGCCTCAAGTGCTGCTATATCCATAGGATGGACTGGCTTTTCTTCTGGCTTAATCATAACAGTATGTAGTAAGTTTTTCGTCATTCGTTTCTCGTTTCTATTAGTATAAGTATAGCAGATTATCGAGTTATGTACTTTAGAGCAGAGACAAGATTGTTGATAGACTCTGCTGCAGTGTAGTACAGGTTCTTCTTACCACGATCTGACTTGTCAACATTAGCCATCCATGTTGCCTTAAATGCCATCTTTGCTGCAATAGCCTGAAGCCTTACTATCTCTACGGTTGCAACATTTAGTGGGATGTCTGGCTTAATAATTATCTTAGCAATAAAGGTAAGTGCTGCAGTAAGTTCTTCATCTTGCATGTAGTCTGCAATTTCTGACAAACCATTTACCATCTCTATTGTTGTGTTTTCACTTTGCATATATTTTTCCTAGTCTAATAGTCGTAAATGTAAACATCTTATCAATTAAATAAAAGAGTTAAACTGCAATAAAAGCGTTTATGTTTATGAAAATAAACTTTCTTCTTTTTTGTTAAAGTCTTCTATGTATTTCATAAAGACTGGATCTGATCTCCATAACTCAAGTCTTTGCTTTCTTGCTTCTGGTGACCTAGCAATAAAATTCAACTCTTCAAAATCTTTTCTAGTTGAGAAATGCATGGTCAAAACCTCAGTGTTGTCTCCCTCTTTGAAGCGTACTGGCTCTCTCCAGTGTGCCTGACCTGCACCCCAAAACACAAGTAGGTCTCCGTACTTAAGATTAAAACTTTCTCCCTCAATTACTATTGGCCAATCGATATTGGCATCTAGTTGATAGTCGATTGTTAATTTAGAAAAATAATTATCTGAATCATAGTGGACTGGAAGTTTTGGATTTACATCTGGACTATGCTCTTGGTTATAACTTAGATAACTGTTGTGATACATAAAGACTTCTTCTCCAACCATATCTGAAGCAAACTTTTCAAGTTTTTTCCTTATATGCTCTGGATACATAACTTCTATTTGCATTCTTGCCATGGTTGGCAAAACAAGCGGTGCATAGAACTCATCTAGGTCCTTGGCATTTTTTTGATACTTGATTATTGCAAGAAGAACTTCTACTTCTTCTGGAGTAAAAAAGTCTCTTATGATATGTGGAGTTATTTGATTTTTTGGTTCGTGTCCTGTGTTCATATTACTATTATACACCATCCTCTAAAAGTTGCTCTAAAATGCCCATCTCAATTATTGCAAGCCTAACCTTAGAATTGCCTTCACCAAGAACTACTACAATGGCTGGATCTTTGCCATTTTTCATTGCGTCTGTTGTAGCCTTAGCCCAAACATCCTTGTTGAGCGTAAATGATTTTCCAACCTCTTTAAAGTCTACAACAAAGTTTTTCCATGAGGCATCACCCTTTTGGGTATTACGACCAGAGTTCTTGTGTTGTTTTGCACCTATACGCTTAGACTCACTCTTCTCGGTCATTACCCTTCCATTTCTGCTTTCCAAACTTAACAGTACTTAGATGCTTGTTTACACACATCCAAGTTGCTGTCTTAGTGTCTGCATAAAGCCTTAAAGACTTAACGTCAGCCTTACATTCATGACAAGTAAATTTTCCGTAATATACAGTAAAATTAGCCATTTAGTTTTGCCTTGATTGATTCTTGCAAGTCAAGATCCTCTCTTACACGATTAACGAATGCTTCCTTACCCTGTACCTTTGTTCCATCAGGAAGTATATACCATGCACCTGTGCGCTCTACAATCCCATTCAATTCTGCTGTAGTAACCAAATCACCAATGGTATCAAGGCCAATGTCGTCACCTCTAAAATAAAAATCGTACTCACCAGACTGGAACCCTGGAGAGGTTTTGGAGAACTGGAGTTCCCACTTAATAGTTCTACCAATTTTTTCTTCAATTAATTTATCTCCTACCTTGATCT